TAGGTCCCTTGGGGCGTCAGGGACTGAATCTTGGTTTGTTCCATAAGAAACAGGGGTTAAAGGTTACACACCTTCCGAATGAAGGCGCTGATTTGTTTTTGTGTTGGGTTCTTCACTTGGCTGAAGGGCACCCGTGGTTGGTATTGGTACAGGTACTCGATGGTCTCCTGTACCACTGAATTCGTCACTTCTCCTGCGTACACTGCGGTGTCCCAGTTCAGCCAGAAGTCGTCCTTGGTGTCGTCATCCCACAGCGTGGTGTTCAGCAGGTCCTCCACCTTGTAGTAGGCGGCTTGGTCCCACAGGTCCTCGCCATAGCAGGCGTTCTCTTTGGCCTCTTGGTAGGCGTCGTCATTGTCCCAGTCCGGGTCTGGTCCCAGTGGCTGGTCAGGGGTGTTCCAGTTCATAGCTTCTTGTTTTCAGCTTCTAAGGTGGCAAGGTCATGCGATTGTAACGCCGCGCACACGCGACAACAACAGCCGTCAAATACGCCCATTCTGGGTGGTTTCTGCTTGAAATTTGCTGTCTGTTCAATCTGGGCAGCCAGCACCACTTCAAGGCGTGTCACGCGGTCCTCAATCTTCATGGCAGTAGCGTTCTTTGAACTTGTTGAGCACCTGAGCGTACTTGTTCGACATCTTCACGTCGGTGGCCTCCTCCCAGTAGGTCAGGTCTGTGATGCAGTCGCCAAAGGCAATCATGAGTGTCTCCAAGTCGTCTGCTGACACGGCCACGTCGTAGTCAAAGCGGAACCTGCTTGTTGATTCGTTAAAGGTCGCCATCACGCAGTGCATTGAGCAGGCCTGTCATCCCGCCGTGGTTCTTCATCTGCTTGTTGAGCCACTTGACGCAGTGCGTGCGGCACTTGGTCATGTCCTGATGCTCCTCCCAGAAGTCGTGACCAGCGTCGATGTAGTGGAAGGCGCTGATGGCAAGGCAGTCGTAGGTCGTCAGAACGACGTCCTCAACAGCCGCGATGCGGCCTGCGCAGTTGGTCATGGTCAGTCCCATGAAGTGCATGCCTGTAGTCACCAGCTGTTGCTCTTGGTACAGGTTCACCAGTTTCTGTGCGTCTCTCATTTCTTTGGAAGTGTTGTGCCCGTGTACTTCAGGGCGTTCAACAGCTGCTCGTTGGCCTCCATGTCGAAGTACGGGTGCCAGTCCACGTTGACCTTGAGGGCCTGCATGCGCACTTGATGTGCCCACACCTCGACCTCGTGGGCTGAACTCAGTTCATCCATGGTGTCGATGGCCATGCGCAGGACCTCCTGACCACGGGGTCCCATGGCGTCGTCGTGGTTGGCACAGGCCGTCACCCAGTGTTGCAGGGCCTCCAGCATGTTCTCCACGCGCAGCTGCACGTAGTTGTCCCCTGCCGGGGCGTTCTGTTGGTCCGGGGTCATCTCCCGGGTCGTCATGTGGCACTCAACGGCCACAGCGTGCACCTTGTTGAAGGTGCTGAATGGTGTATCAGACATTTGATTTGGTTTTGTCCCCGTCAGGGGTGATTGATTTCTCTGCTCTGGCCATGTTCTCAAAGGCCACGTAGTTGAACAAGCTGTCGCCAAGGCGCATCAGCATCTGCCAGTCCAGCGGGGTCGCATAGTCCCAGCTGTGGTGGCCCACCCAGTCCCGAAGTTCTGACCATGCTGCCCGCTGAATGAGGGCGTCAAGGTGGGCGTAGTCCGGACCTTCGATGAGGTCCCTGTCGTGCATGTCCATGAAGCGCTCCTGAAGCTGGTCCATGAACTCGCTGAGCAAGTGCTGATGGATGCACATGGCGGTGTGTTTGGGAAGGTTCATGACAGGGGGGTGTAGTTGTGACGCTCACGACGGGCTGTGACGGAACGTGACAGGCGGTGCTCACCAAGGTCGTCTGCCAAGATGGTTGCGTACACCTTGCAAGCAGCCCAGTCGTGCATGCTCTGGGCCTCGTTGAGCCACTCCTTGATGCGACTGACCAGAGGGGTGTCGCCGTGCCCAGCTTCCATGCGGTCCCTCCAGTACACAGCCTGCGAAGCAGCCTGCCCGTCAAGGTGGGCTTTGTGTGCCTGCTCTCGCACCTCTGGGCTAAAACTCTTTTGCCACACGGCAGGCAGGCTTGACCAACTCATGTCTTTGTAGGTCACAAGGCAGTCCTTGAAGGCGTCCACGGTGGCCAGCCAGAACTCACACTGGCAGTCGGCGTACACCTTCGCGTCGGTCTCATTCACCATGGCTTCGTAGGCAATCTTCTCTGCGTCGTCTGCAGGCCACCAGTGCGGCAGGGCGTGGGCGATGCCATCACGCTGGTTCAGGCGTCCGTAGCAGCCTGTTCCACGTGAACCCCAGCTGCCGTCCATGCTGCGTCGCAGCTGCTTCTTGAGGTCGCTGGCCACCTTCTCCTTTGAGGCGGACTTGGAGTCAAGGCCTGCGGCAAAGGCGTCGATGTAGATGCCCGTCACAGCCAGTGTGCGCTCCTTGATGAGTTTGCGCGAATCAGCACGGGCCTCTGACACCCATGACTTGCAGCTGACCTCAAGGTCGTTCAAGTCACGGACGCCCTCTTGGTACTCCAAGGCGTAGATGGCGATGTTCTGGTTGTAGCGCTGTGCCCAGTTGCCCTTCTTGCCGTAGCTGCTGGCAGGTGCCACACGGAAGGTGCGCTTGATGACAGCAGGGGACTTGAGGCCGTAGCGGTCCTCAGTGCTCAACTCGACCTGCAGGACCTTGTAGTGCCAGTCCACCTTCGCGTCATGCTTGTTCACGGTGGGCGCTCCCTTCACTGGGATGATGACCTCCATGAGGGGGAAGGCGGTGTCAGGTGTCATGGTGACGCCCCTGAAGGCGTACAACAGGCTGTTGAGCCGTGACAGCAGGTGTGCGCCCTGACGCAACTCGTCAGTTTGGTAGCGGGCATCCCAGTCGCTGCGGGGTGGGATGAGGCCGTGCTCAAGCACCTTGGTGGTTTCGACTTGGTTGATTTGGGTCTCTGCGCCGTTGGCAAAGAACTTGTAGGCAGGGAAGTTTGTAACACGCATATCAGTAGTTTTTGATGATTTGAAATTCAGGTTCAGGTTCAAAGTTCAACGTGGCCGCGCAGTGCCATCTCAATGGCGTCCTCGCATTCGTTCATGGTCTGGCAACCGACGCACTTGCCGGTGTTGCTCACCACATGGTACTTAAAGGCGGTGTCAAGGCCGGCAGCCTCGCTGTTCTGCACAGAGTACTTCTTGCGCAGCATCTTCTTGGCCAAGCGCTTGAGCATGGGCATCTTCTCACCCCACCAGTCTTTGCTCTTGCCCGTGAACACGGCGCCGTTCATGAAATTGTGGCCGTCTTCAAACGACACCCACACGTTGCCATCCGATTCGTGAAGCATCATGTAGTAGTTCCAGTTGCCCTTCTGCAAGCGAACGCGCTTGCCTTGAAAGCCCCAGCTGGAGTAGTCGTTCTCCTGATACACCTTATAGTCGTTCTGGTAGGTTTCCATCTCAATCAGGACCTTCATGACCTCAGCGAAGTCCATGTCCCAGAGGTCGGTGTCAATGTTGAAATTACAGGGCAAAGCAACCCACGCTTCGTGGTAGCTACGCTCATATTTAGCGTTTAAGTTGTTGAGAGTCAGGCTGTTAGCAGTCATTTCGTTGGAATTCATGTGTGTGTCGTTCATGACCGCAATTTAGGACGACCGGAAAGAAACTTCCAAACGTTTCCGGAACTTTTTTTCCTTTTGCTGTAACGGCCACACGTTCCGGGGCAACAAAAAAGGGACCCCCGTTGGAGTCCCTTCTGCTGAATAAAACTAATGATTTGCTATCCCCTGCTTTTACTGGGACATCCGCAAGGTACGACATCTTTCTCAAAGAATGACAGGCACAGCGGCGCCACGCCTATCGCACACAGGACCACCAGCTGCCATGAGCAGCCGTGTACCAGAATCTGCTCACAGGCAGTTCCCACCACCAGACCCCCCATGGTGCGCTTGGCGCTCCATCGCTTCAGGTTGCCCTTGGTCTTGAAGGCCTCTGTCAGGTCAAGGTTGCTGACAATCTTGAGCAGGGGGTTCATCGGTGCTGCAATGTCTGGGCCACCAAGCGCGTCTTGTCCTTGCTGGGCGTGAGCACCAACTCATAGCAGCCCACGGGCTTGGGTGGGCGCCCGCGCTCCACATGGAAGTCCATGTAGCCGTCACCATACTCCTCCTTGTAGGTCGGGGTCCTGATGTGGGTCACGTCACGCATGACCACGTTGTTCTTTCTGTCAAGGCGCTCCACAGCGTTGACCATTGTGTACATCTCATGTACGTGGCCCATCCACGTGCCGTCGGCCCCGTCTACTGCTGCCATCATGCGCTGATTCTGGATGACCCCGCGTGTCACGGGTCCACCCCCACCAGCCCCGTGGAAGTACTTGAGGCGCCACGCCAGACTGCCTGTGCTGCCCGGACGGGTCTGGGTGAACACCAGCCACCCGCCATAACCCCCTATGTATAGGTTATGAGGTGTGGTGGCGTTCATCAGGTCGGCCCATCGTCTCAGGGGGTCGGTTTCGCAGTTCCTGATGATGGACGTTTCGTGGTTGCCGTACCCGGCGAAGGCGATGATGCTGGCATAGGGCTTGAACCACTCGACCGCATCCTGAATCACAGCATCAAGGTAGTTGCTCACGTTGTGCTCAGGCCTGATGTTGTCCTTGCTCCTGCGGGGGTCGTACTTGCCCTGCATGAGGCAAAAGGTGTCGCCGTTCATCAGCACGGGTATCTGGTTCTCCAGTGCGTAGTCAAGGTGGTCCTTGAGCAGGTCCCGTTGGCAGTGAGGGTTGTCCCAGTGGAGGTCACTCATCAGCATGAATCGGTGCGGACCCGACCCGTGGATGTTGACCTTGTGGACGTTGCGTGAAAGTTCTGTCAGTATAGCCACAGCAAGTGTTGTGTTTTGTTTGGGTCGCAGTCCACATGGATGAAGTTCTCAGCCACGCCTATGCGTGTAAACCCTGCTTCCAACAGGGCGTCTATCAACTCGAATCTCATGCGGCTGCCTTCAATGGCGATGTCTGCAGCCCAGCCCAGAAGGTGGCTGCTGTTCTTGGACACGCTGTAGCCCTGCTCACGCAAGGCCCGCTGGTGCTCCACCGTGCGGAAGCCGCTGGTGATGATGAACGGGAAGCCTGCGATGTCCCGTGCGACGTCCAGCCGCTGCAAGAACTCTGCTTCCATGTACTCTCCTGACCCCGGCTTGTCCGGGCTGTCAAACTCATGGTGTTTGAAGTACTTGAGCATCATGTCATGCCCTTCTTTGCCAGCAGCAGCTTGATTTCAAGCACCACTTGGTGTGTCTCCTTCAGCAGCTGCCGCATCTCATCGCGGTCCTGCTCCAAGCCGTACACGCGGCTCTTCAGCTGCGTCACGTCGTTGCTCAACTTCATCCACACAGCAAGGGCGGCGCCCATCGGTGGAAGCATGACCTCAAGTATCTCCAGCGTTGTCATCTCGCTTGTTTTTAGGTGGTTTCTTGCCACTATCTGGTTTGCGCCCATAGTCGGCGTCAGGGCGATGCTGTTTCAACCACGTTGACAGCTTTCTGGTGTTTTCCTCGCGGCTCATCCGCTTGGGGGTCTTGTGATGTACCGCAATTCGTCGAAGGGGGTGCTGCCTGACACCGTGAATCCGGACTGGTCATAGCCCTGCGGGTATGGTGACAGCTTGTCCTCCGTGTTGGTGTGGTATTCAGGGAACTTCTCTGTGTTGTACGTCAGGTACAGGCTGAGGCGCTGCCCATAGAACTTGGCATTGTTCCGCGCCCGTTCTACTTCGCGGTGTAGGTCGTCAGCGGACACAGGGGCTGCGTTCTGTGCGTTTCTCTGCACCAGCCCGCCGTTCTCAATCTTCACGTACAGGCTGGGCAACAGGTCCACCATGGTCCACCAGCAGGTGGCCTTGCGAACGTAGTTGTCCATCAGGGTCTCGTAGTCCCCAGTCAGGGTGCTGCCCGCGATGTCAGCTTGCAGCTTCTCGAACAGGTCCGTGCCCAGCATCTGCTGTATGTGGAGGTCCTGAGCCAAGATGATGCTTGGCACAAGGGTGTTGTCATCAACGCTGCCATCCAAGTTGGTCAGGCGTTTCATGTATTCGGGGTTCACAAAAAGGACTTCTGCTGTCAGTGCCATGGCTTATGAATATGCGCCCTTTCTGGGCATGTCAATCGGTTTCTGGGACACCCTGCCGTCCTCACTCTTGATTTGGTTGCGCTTGCGCACTGCAGGGTCATCAATCTGGTTGATGAGGCGCCGGGCTTCAGCCACGCTGATTTTCTTGTTGCCCTTGCGCAGGTACACATTGCGAATCCAGCGGTGGTGGCAGTTGACGCCTCCCTTGTACAGCCAGACGCTGTAGGTGTCGTCCCCGCCCGGTCCGAATCCGGGGTTGACAGCCACGTCTCCTGCGTTGATGATGTCCTCCTTGCGGTACAGCTTGCTGCGCCCCCGGCTCAGCATCTTCTTGCAGAACTCCCGGCTGTTGGGCGTGATGGGGTCGCCGTCATACCTGTACCTGATGCGCACGAGGTCGTTGTCAATCTCACTGGGCCGTCCAGAATCGCCGGGCACAGTCTTGGCAAACTCAACACGCCCGTGGGCGATGTGGTCGGTGTCGTAGTCCACAGGGGCCTCGTCAATCAACTCCCACGCCTCATCGGGGTCGTCCTCCCCCAAGCTGACGAATCCGTCCAGCAAGGTCTTAGACAGCGTTTCCTGCGTGGTTTCGTCCTTGACCAAGGTCACGTTTGGGTTGACCCCAGAAACACGCAGGATTTGGCTCAGAGCAGTCCGCACAATCAGCTGGAACGGCTCCACGACGTTCTTCATGAAGATGGCCTCAGCCTGCTCCATCTCAGGACCCCCACCCAGCTTGCCCGGCACACTCAGTCCAAACAGCATGGGGCTGGTGACGCGGTGGCCCACCATGACCTTGTTCGTGGTCTCCTCACTGAGGAACTGGTACTGCTTGTCTGCATCAGACAGGGGGAACGGCTCGAAGTCCGGCTTGCGGTCAGGGGTGTCGCTGTACGTCACGATGAACTTGCCAGCGTTCGTGGCTCCTGCCAGCTGGCGTTCAATGTTGCGCCTGATGGTGTGGCGCTCCTCTGGTGAGGGCACGCCGTTCTTGAAGTGAATCGTGAACGAAGGTGCCAGCCCGTTCTGAATGTTGTTGATGTGGTAGCGGCTGATTTCCTTCTCCAACTCGATGTAGTTGACGCTGCCCACGTAGTCAGGCTTGGGGTAGTACACGGACCCCGGTGAGAACGGCTTGACGTACAGAATCTGCCGTGGGTGGTCGATTCGTTCGGACGGGTTGAAGGCGCACACGCGCTCTGGTGGGTTCTTTTTCAGGTCCGACCAGTCCGTGCTGTGCTGAAACATCTCAATCACACCCGTGTCTGTGACCTCCTCGGCACGAAGGTTCTGGAAAGGCACGTGATTGACACGCGCCACGGTGGTCCTGTCCAAGCTGTACGTCACCTCCAGCGCGAATCCCCCCTGTATCTTCAAGTCCAGACAGGCCTTCCGCAGGGTGTCATCCAGTCCCAACTCCTCAATCTTCAGCTTGCTCTCAGTGTCTTGGCCCTGTGGCCCGTCGCCGTAAATCATGTAGGCGATGGACGTGCATAACGCGTTGTGCGTCGGGCTGGTTTGGTACAGGTCAACCAAGTACTGCGGAAACAGGTTGTCCTCCCCGTAGTCAATCCAGCCCTTCTTGTTGGGCGTTTCAGCAAAGCTGCGTTCTTGGTACTTGGAAAGTGTCAGTAGGTCCATGTCATTCGTAGTATGTGATGTTGTCAGGGATGGTGATTGATGGGAACGCGTGTGCGTCCTCACCAACAAACAGCGCCGTGCCCACCTCCATGACGCCCTTGACAGCGGCGTTCGTCGGGTCCAAGTTGCTGCTGCTGGCCTGTCCGTACACCTTGTAGTCAAACAGGCCTGTGTCCGTCACCAAAACGTCACCCGAAGTCGGGGCATCAGCGTTGGTGTCGATGCTGACCTCAGTGTATCTGGCGTTGTCCACTTGCACGTCGGCCACAAAGTAGTGTGTTTTCTTTGTAGCCCGGCACTGAAACTCGACCAGATAGTGCGTGATAGCAGCAAGGTCCTTCCGGCGCTCGTAGGGGGTCATGAAGAACGTCTGCCCGGCTGTGTTGGCTTGTAGTCGAATCATGGGTGTAGAATGCAACAAGGGGCAGCAACGCTATGCTGCCACCCCTTGCCAAGTGTAGTTGTCAGTTCTTACGGCTGCGTGAAGGTCGCAGCAGAAGAAGCAATGGCTGTCGTCAAGAATGGTGACGGCTTTGTTTCCTCAGCGGTGAACTCCAACGTGTAGGTCTGGGCGTCGCCCAAGGCCTGTCCTGTGGTCATCGTGCCACCAGACATGTAGGCCCCGTTGCTGAAGCCCACCACGCGCTCGTTGTCGTTGTTGTCAACAACCACCAAAACCAGAGGGGCCGAAGTCAACAAGTTGATTTCTGTGCCCAGTCCTGCGTCTGGCTTGTAGAAAGTCAAGGACACCGTGGTGCTGAAGAACACCGTGCCAGCCTCTGTGTTGGCTGTCACAGTTTCCGTCATGCTGCTGCTGTTGTACTTGACCTTGTAGCCCTTGAACACGTCGCCTGAACCGAAGTCCCCGATGGCCCCTGCGCTGTACGCGCCGGGGGTCACTTGGTCCAACGCTGCGATGTAGCACTGCTTGATACCCCCCAGCTGGTCATAGCAGGTGAGGGCGCGGCCTGTGAGTGAGATTGAACAAGCCATATCTCAATCAGCTTGTGCGACGTGCAACAGAAGTGTCAGCCACGTGTCCAACTTGCGTGCCTCCTGAGAAGCGCATGGCGACACGAACGTTGTCTGACGCGTCGGTCAGGCTCATGTCCACCACCTTGGCCTCGATTTGGTCTGTTGCCAAGTCGCATCCAAAGTGCAAGTTCTCCTTGTTGGCGTACAAGATGGCGTCGTCAGGACATCCAGCTGGCATCTTGATGGTGATGCCCATGTAGTTGGCCTGCATGCCTGAGTTCAAGTATGCTCCTGCTCCCGTCTGGGCCGTAGCCGTGTTGCTGGGTGTGCCATACTGCTGGATGAAACCACCCAAAGCACGCTGGAGCAAGAAACCTGTCTTGCGGCTCATGTACAGACAAGCGTTGCTGTCGTTCTGAACCACTGAAGGCGCATCGTTGACCACAGCGTCGAGGTGTGTCAAGACGCCTGTATCAGTGTGGGAGTCGGCTGTGAAGGCGCCTGCGCACTCCACGTCGTTACCGGGTGTGCCGTCCACGAGGTGGTGGAAGATGCCGTCAAACGAAGTTGTGGTGGCACCTGTGCCGTCTACCACAGAATCAGTCGGGCTGAAGTTGCCTGCCCAGATGGACTTCTCGATGTCCTCCTGCACCTTGGCAGCCAAGAACTGAAGCAAGAACGTCTCAAAGTTTGGCGGGATGCGCCCGTTGATGAGACCACGGCCTGTCTGCAAGGCCTCCCAGTCACTCCGGAAGTCCTTTTTGCAAAGCTGCTCTGCTGCCTGCAACTCAGTCACAGACAACACGACCTCATCCAAGTCAAGTTCTCCACCCACGGTGTCGAAGTCGCATGAAGCCGCACGCACGATTGCGCTTGCGTTCTGCAGTTTCTTCATGACTGCTTGGAACTTGATGTTCTCATGGACAGTCACAAAGCCGTTTGCGATTGTGTCAGCCGCCAGAATAGCGGGCGCGATGTACGGAAGGGCCAGTTCACCCTCGTAGCTGCTGCTGTTGATGTCGAATGACTTAACAGCGTCAAAGTTGTATTTTGCCATAATTAGCGGTTGATGTAGATTTCACTGATGGCTGCCACGCGGTCCTTAGCGGACATGCCCAGCAGGTTCACTTCTTGTTTGGGTTGCTCCTTGGCAACCTTGGGAAGGGGGGCTGCAGCTGGCTTGCTGAACTCCTCCTTGGTTTCCTCTTGTGTCTTTGAGAAGTCGCTGCGCAACCCCTCAATGGCATCGGCAATCATGCCAGCAACGTCCTCCTTGGTCAAGGCGTCTGTTGCCATCTCCTCCTTCTTCTCCTCCTCCATCTTCTCATCTTCGTCGGTGTCGGCAGCTTTGACCTCAGTCACCTGTCCGTTTTCCACCTTCATCTCACGCCCGTCCTCCATCTTGTAGTTGCCGTCGGGCAGGGTGATTTTCTCCTTCTCCTCGTTCTCAACGTACACCTCAGCCCCGGCCTCAAATGAGTCCTCGTCGGTCTTGACTTCAGTTCCGTTTTCCAGTTTGGCCGTGGCCTCAAGTTCAAGCGCGGCGGCTTGCTCCGCATCCTCGTTTGCCACTGCAGAAAGCTGCACGTTGTAGCGGTCGAAGATGTCGTTGATACGTTCTTTTATTGACATGATTTTTGCCTTTGATTCACCCCAATAACGGGCGTGAAAGGCAGTTCCTTACACGTGCGGAAACGCTGTAAGTACATTGGACCCTCAAGATTGCGTTTAAGGCACTTTTTAGCCCGTTTAAGCAACTTTCACCCCTTTCCCAATGTCGCGGTCATCTTTTTTGCAATCGTTGAAACGCCACGCCTGACAGGGCTAAGAATGTGACCGAAAAGGACACAGTTGCCTTTTCATGACTGACATTTTTCGGGTCATTTTTCGGACTTCGGGTGGCCTTCCGGTAGCAGGTCGTTGTCACCATCGTACTTCTTGTTTTGGGGCCTTCCGTTCTTGACCAAGTAGAGGAACGCGTTGACACGTGCCATGGCCCACTGACGTGAAGAAGTGACGTTGGGTGAGTGACTGGTTTGGAACGCCCCGACACCCCTCTGATAGACCACTTTCAGCTTGCTCACAGACACCCCATACCCAAGTTTGTCCTTGTAGCGTTCGTTGAATTCGTCGCTCTTGTTCTGCAGGGTCGTTTCGACCTCCTTGGGCACCTTGACCTTGCCTTCACTCGCAGCTGCTCCCGGCTTGTTCTTGTCGCTCCCGCGCTTGGGATTCGGGTTAGGCGTGTCGCTCTTGGGGGCCTTCTTGCTTGGGTTGACGCCCCCACGAGGTCCCACCTCAGCCAGAACGGCCTCAACAGCACTGAGCAACTCTGCCTCACGCATCTTCTTTTTGGCCCACGCCAGACCTGCCTTGCCGCCCCACAGCAGGTAGCTGATGGTGCCACAAGCGCTGGTGTCGCTTGGGTCGTAGTTCTCCTCATGGCGGCTCAGAAAGCTGTACATGCGCTTCACCGTGTCCATGCTGACGCGCTCCCCGTTGGCCAACTGCTGCGCTCTGACCTTGCCAGTCTGTTCTGCGCACTTGTTGTTCACCTTCTCGTTGAGGGCTATGCCGCGCTTGGCGTTGTTGCTGACGCTCTTGGGGTAGTCGTTGAATGACAGCTGCACCTCTGGCTCTGTGGTGTAGTGCGCCAGTTCCATCTTCTCTGTGAAGTAGCCCTCAATGCTGAATCCAAGCACCTTGCCTGTCTTGACAAACTCCTGCCACAACTCCTCGTTGTCCACCTTCAGGGTGGTACACCACGTGCCTACAGGCAGTTCCATGCCGTACAGGGCGCTCTTGTCCTTCTCCGGGTCCTCCACAATCCAGCTTTCAACCAAGGTCAGGCCCTGAAGGGGCTGAATGTGCTCAAGTGTGGCGTTGCGTTGGAACCCGGCCTTGAGATACAACTCCATAGCCCGTCGCACGGTGGCCTTGCTGAAGTACACGTAGTACTCCTCCCCGTCCTTCTGCCTGTAGATGGGCTTGTCAGGGATGAGCGCAGGCCCGACCAGCAGGTGCTTGTCGCTGTCTACCTCAGCAAACTGCACGCGCTGGGGCTGCTCCTTGAGCGCCACAAAGTTGGCCTCAATAGCAGGGTCGTTCACAAGGCTGATGGCGTCAATGCCAAACACGTCTGCCTCCTCGTCAATGATTAGTTCAACTATCTTCATGTCACTGCTGCTTGGTCTGAGATTTTCTGGTCTGCCTGCTGCGCGTTGGTCACGTTCTCACTGACCACGTATGCCCGCAGGCCCGTCTGTTCACTGCCTTCACCCAAAAAGCTGAAATCAATTTCGGGTGGCAATATGGTTGTTTCTCCCGTTGAGGCAGGGGTTGACCCAGCAGAAGGTGTTGAAGGCGTTTCTGGGGCTGTCGCGCCGCCTCCCCCATCAAACCTCTGCTTGGCAATCGACGCTATCTGTGCCGCGCCCGTGATGCCTGCTGTGATGGACCCCGGTATGCCCGCCGGGAAGCCAAGACCCACAGGGGGCGCTGCCAATGCTGCGGCAACACCACTGGCGGTTGACATGACGGCGGCTGCCATCTGAATCTTCTTGGCTGTCTGAAAGCGCTTTTTGGCTGTTTTCTTGTCTTGCTCCTCCCCGTTCTGCAGCAGGGTCAAAGCCAGATTGGCTGCTGCTTGTGCCATCTGGTTGACTTGGTCAATAGTGTTCTGACGTCGCTGGACCTTCTTGGCCTCAGAATCCTTGTCAGCATCCTCCTCCTCCTTGCGGTACTTGTCGTTGATTGCTGCCAGCGCGTCCTTCTGCATCTGCTCCAACTCTGCCTCCCCGTAGCCAAACTCCTCAGCAAGGGCAAACAGGTTCTCGTAGTGGGCAACCACGGCAGCAATTTCTTTCTC